TGCTATTGCCATAATTTTTACTCCTTAATAAATTGTGTTAGGTGATGGAGAATCAATTTTAACTCTTGGTACCCCATCATCATATTCAGCCCTTCTACGTCTACCCATTTGCTGCATCGCAAAGGCCTGTATAGCTTCATTATACCTAGATTTATACAAATTGTACATATCCTGCGGTCCTTTTAAAAAACTATAGGCCTCTGTCAAAACACCATATAAAAGCATAGCATCTTGATAAGTTGATAAAAATGTAGTTGTGGTAGATGTAAAATGTGGTGGATCAATAATATAATTTAATTGCACAGCGTATGCTTGATCAGGAATAGGTGCCACAGCAATATTGTTTTCGTCCCAATTTGCATAATATTTTGGCTGTCCAGTTGCTCCAGATCCATTAAATTCAGATATAAAACTAGTGTCTTTTTTTTCCATATATGTTCTAGCTGAAGACAACGATGAAGATGCAAAAACTTGTAATGATCTAATAACTAAAAAT